AGAAACAACATAAACCTAGAACCAAAAAACCGGTTGACTTTAGTATTGACACAAAGAATGTTGATATTGATTTCAAACGTGATGAGGAAGGTAACGTTGAATTAGATATCGACACAAAAAAGTTCGATGCCAAATTCACTAAAGTTGATGGAAAAGTCAGTTTAGGTGTTGACATTGATGATGATGGTATCTATGATTTTGTTGCTAATGGTGAAGCCGATTTTATGAAAAGGAATCAAGTTTGGTCGGTGACCGGCAAGGTTCTGAAACAATGGTTGAAGTCTAAATTTGGAAAACTCAAAAAGTAATGCCTTTAATAACAACACAAGATTTCATTAATAAGTGGGAATTAAGTACCGGAATGTATTCAACGGCAAAATTGTCGGAGTATATAAACCGGTACGAACCACAATATCTTCGCCAATTGTTTGGTGTGGATTTATACAATGCTTTCATTAGCGATTTAGAAAACAATGTACCAAGGTCACCCAATTTTAAATTGGTTTTTGACCCATTGTATGTTGACGAAAATCTTTATTATATGATTGAAAGTCGTGGTATCTTGGATATGTTAAAAGGGTTCATTTATTTTGAGTATGCGAAAGACTTACTAAATCAAATGACACCATACGGAAACGTGCAACAAACTGCGGAAAATTCAGTTGTTGTCAACACATTGCAAACGATGATGTACGCAAGATATAATGAATCAATTACGTCTTATCAAAACATAAGGAATTACATTCTTTTGAAGAAACCTTTGATTGGTCAAGTCGTAACGATTACATTGTCAAATGCCGGAACAAATTATTCGGATGCTTTAGATGTTGCAACAACCGGTGGAAGCGGTTCAGGATGCACGGTTGACATCGTTCAAACCGGTGGTGTAATTGATGCGGTAACAATCAACAAGGTCGGAAGCGGTTACAAGGTTGGTGATATCTTGTCCATCGTTGGAGGTGATAGCAATGCAACAATCACATTGTCGTATGTCGGCATTGGTGAGTATGCGGATTATAATGGTATAAACAAAGGAACGGCATATTGGATATGAGTAAAGAAATCACACAAATTGTTGATGGTTTGGTGTCGGAAATTGACAATACAATTCTTGGTGAATGGGATGCGGTTAATCAAAGGACAAATGTCTGTGAAACAAAATGGGCGAGAGTCGGTAAAGTTGTCGCAGATTCTGAAGGTTACGAATACACCATCACCGAGATTGATGTTGATGAATGGATTAAGGCGGTAGCCGTTGATTCAACAAACACAAATCCATTGAACGGTGTGATATATTTATCCGTTCCTTTTTACTTATCAGGAACAAAAGTTGCAACCAACAACGAGTGGACAAAGAGTTCAAACAACTTAACAACCAAAACACCTTTGGCGTGGTTGCTTGAAGTGTTACGAATCCAACAATTTGGTCGTGGTGATACAAGGGATTTTGCTTGTGATGTGCGAATGTTTTTTCTTGATGAAACAGATATTCGAAACTATTACACAAAAGACCATCGTGAAAATGTCGTTTATCCGATGCAAAACTTAGCGATGGAATTCATTGATATCATACAAAAAGACCGACAATTCCAAACACTTGATGAATGGGAATTAATTACATTCTCAAGGTTCGGTGTTGAAAGGGACAACGGAATGTTTCAAAATGTCCTTGATGCCAATTTAAGCGGTGTCGAGTTGCGTGTTACGTTAACAAAATACAAAGTGAATTGCAAGTGTTAATTCACAAAAGGGTGGTCACCTGAGAACCAAAAATTAAATACTTAATACTCAAAAAAAATAGAAAATATGAGTTTAGGATGTAATTGCGAAATGGGATTGTCGAACACCGGCAGACCATCGTGCGTACCGATTTTTTCGGTAACAAGTTCGTTGATTATGGTACCGTTGAAAGATAGTCTTGGAGTCGCTAATGCGATTGACTTGACTGCATCGGTTCCGGTATGGTCAACATTAATAAATGAAGCGGATTCATCAAAGAGATGGTTTCCATTACCACAATTTGAAAACGTTGAATTGCCAAAGGCGGATTCACTTTTTGAAGAGGCGAATTCCGGAAAGATGGCTTTCCTGAGACAAGGTAAAAGAAGTTTTTCCGGTGAGTTATGGAGTGAAGATTCAACTCCAACATTACTTGGAAAACTACAATTGAACAGATGTGTTGACTTTGGAATTTTCATCGTTGATGTAAATGGTAACTTAATCGGTTCAAAAGTTGGTGATAAATTACTACCAATTCCGGTTGACAATCCATCATTTGACCCAAAGTTTGCGTTTGCAACTGATTCAACGGTTCAAAAGTTAATGCTTGGATTTGACTTTGACAGATTGTTTGATGAGTCTACAATGTATATGATTACGCCAACGGAAGCCGGTATCAATTTCAATGACCTTGAAGGTTTGGTTGATGTTGTGCTTACACAATCGGCATTGACAAATGCGTTGTTGACTGCAACCGCAGTTTTCCAATATGGAACGGCATACAATCCTTTAAAGTACAAAGGAGCGAATACGGTTTCAGATTGGGCAATTTATGATTCTGCAAATGCCGTTGTTGTCGGTGGTGTTTCTGCCGTAACTGAGTCACCTGATGGAACATATGCGATTGGATTATCAGGTTTAACAACCGGTGATGTGTATGAATTAAGAACCGCTAAAGATGGTTTTGAAGGGAAACTTTCATTTACTGCGGTAGCGTAATTTTTGGTTAAATAATACAATTAAGGGGTGGGGTATCCCATCCCTTTTTTTTGATATGACATCACTTAAAGAAACAAAACTTGGTTCACTACTCAACGTCACAAAAATTGCGTTGAAAATGGATTTGATTTGGTTGCGTGTTTTTAGTCAACCAACATTCAAAAGATGGATTTTGGATTTGGTCAGGCAAGACCAATTGTTCAATGAGGGTATTGATGAAGATGGTGATATTATTGGAACATATTCCGAAGCAACCGAAATGATGAATCCAAGTAAAGTTGCCGGAACACCTTACACACTTTTTGACACCGGTGAATTTTATAATTCGTTCGTGATTAACGTTGGAAAACGTATCTTTGAGATTGATGCAGACACCACAAAAATGGATGGTGAAAGTTGGTGGATACAAAACAACATCACAAAGGAGGCAATTTTAGGATTAACGGATGAAAATAAAATCAAACTTTCTGTCGAAGTTAAAAGGCGTTTTCTTATCGAAACGAGAAAATTATTATTACAAAACTATTGATGACTTACCATTATACAATTGGATTGAATGTCAAAAAGGCAAGGTTGAATTTGTCCGAAAAGGTGACAAAGGAACGACAGAACAAGACGAAATTTTTTGGATGGAAATATACGACCAATACATCAAAGAATTCGGTCTTGGTAAATTACACATAAAGATGTTGGAAGCAATGAAGAAAAAAGCATTGTTACAACTTGAATATGTGTCAACACGAAATGCGTTTCAACTCACAAAGATTGAAATGCAAATAACAAAATTGGATGGAATGTTGGCGAACAAAGGTTCAGGAATATCCATCGAACAAACACTTGTTCACTTGTCCAAATGGATTGGGCAATGGTTGAACACAAAGAAACTAACAACAAGGGAATATTTTAATTTGGTTCGAGAGTTCGAACGATATAACAAACAAAGCAATGGCGAAGCAAATAAGAGCAAATGAGTTATTTGAAAAGGAAGATATCTTTGAAGGAATTCGAAGGAGTGCCGAAAAGACAATGGTCACCTTGGAAAAAGTTGACAAAGAGTTCAAAGACCTTGGTGAAACTCTTAAAAAGAGTTTAGGTAAAGCATCTTTTGGTGGTTCTAAAGAGTTAAAAGAATTTCTTGCAATGGTTGAAAAGGCGAACAACCTACAAACTCAAGCGGTAAAAATCGAAAAGGAAAAAGCCATTGCCGAACAACAAGCGGAACGATTAAAGCGTGAAAAGTTAAAAACTCAAACCGCAGAAAATAGAGAACAAGAACGTCAGAACAAACAAAAACAACGTGCGTTAAAACTTGCCAAAGACGAACAAAACGCATACAAGAAACTTGTCAAGTCAACAAGGGATTTAAAAAACGAATCGAAAAGATTAGGTGCGGAATTGATTGCATTGGAACAATCAGGAAAAAAGAACACCGCACAATATAGAAAACTTGAATCACAATACAAGCGTGTCACAAAGTCGGCACAAGCCGGTGATGTGCAACTTAAAAAACTTGATAAAACCGTTGGTGATAACTTCAGAAATGTTGGTAATTATACCGGTGCATTAAACACCTTAAAGAACGGATTGATGCAATTGGGGGTTGCCTTTGGTACGGCACAAATCGTTCGAAATGTTGCCGGTATCATTGTTGACTTTGACCAAGCACAAGCGGATTTAAGTGCCATTTCAGGAAAGACAACGGAAGAGTTAGCCGGTTTAACACAACAAGCAAAAGACCTTGGTGCAACAACACAATTTAGTGCGACACAAATCACCGAGATGCAAATTGAGTTGGCGAAATTAGGTTTCACAACTGAAGAAATTACCGCATCAACGGAAGCCGTTTCAAACTTTGCATCCGCTACCGGTTCAGATATGGCAAGTGCCTCAAAAGTAGCCGGTTCGGCTCTCAGGGCGTTCAATTTAGATGCCTCAGAAATGGAAAGAGTGGTTTCCGTTCTTGGTGTCGCAACAACAAAAAGTGCATTGTCTTTCCAAAGTTTTGAAACCGGTCTTTCAACCGTTGCACCGGTCGCCTCCAAATTTGGTTTTAGTATTGAGGACACAACCGCATTACTTGGTCAATTAGCGAATGCCGGTTTTGATGCATCATCAAGTGCAACCGCAACAAGAAAAATACTTTTGAATCTTGCCGATGCAAATGGTGATTTGGCTCAGGAGTTAGGTCGACCAATTAAAAGTGCCGATGACCTTGCCGGTGCTTTAAAAGAATTAAAGGACAGAGGTATTGACCTTGGTGAAGCATTAGAATTGACAGATGTGA